AATGTTATAGTCTTTTAATTTTAACTGACCTGATTTTAATAGTTGGTCTTGCATTAAACGCATCTGTTGTGCGTTGTTTGCATATGTCATAGCAAACTCATTTAAGCCTCTGTGGTCTCCTTGTGGAGCTTCTGAAAGGGTTGCACCTAATTCTGTAGTAGCATCATTAATAGCCTGTCTCTTAGACTCTCTAATAGCCTCAGCCTCTTTGAGAGAGTTTACCATATTAGAGGTAATCTCTGCCCAGTTTACCTGATTACTAGCATCCCTTTCTGCGTACTTATAATATGTTGCCATTTACATTTTAATTTTTAATATAATCCTATGCCTTGATTTATGAGATTTATTTGACCAGGAGTCATACCTTTCAAGTATGTTTGTAATTCTTCAGGTGTCATCATTGAAATATCTTGCATACTAAATTCTTGACCCATCAATTCTCCATCTGTACTAAAACCTGCCTTGTTTATTCTGTTTATCATACCCTCATCAAAAGATGAAAGTTGTTTTTTCTGAAGGTTAGCTAATGCTAAGTCTTTTCTATTTACATTTGTAGTTTCAATATCAAATGGTAAAAAACTTGTAGGATTACTAGAATCACTAAGACCTGTTATGGTTGGTGCAGTAGCATTTCTATATCCTGTCCCTATTCCTAAGAAACCTTTTCCTTTTCCTGCACCTTGCATATAACTAGCTTTATCAGTTCTTACTGCCTGCCTCTGTGCTTTTGCTTGTGCTCTCGCTGCAGGACTCTTTGAAAACAATGGTGCTGCCTCTGCTGCTTGTGCTCCAAAAGCTGCTAACTGTTGAAATCCTTGTGTCTGTGCTGCTGCTGCTGCTTGTCCTGCATCTGATGCTGCCATCTGTGCTCCTGCAACCTCGCCTAAATCTAATTGAATACCAACATCACGAAGCCTTGATTCCTCTGCTGCTGCTGCCCTATCTAATGCAGTCATCTCTCTACCCATTGCAGTACGAATGCCTTGCTGCCCTTTTTGTTGTGCTAGTTGTATTCTACCAACACCTGCTGCTGCTCCACGTTCAGACTCTCTTGCTGCCTCAACACCTTGTGCTCCTGCAACCAGTAAAGCCTCACGTTCAAGTTCGTAAGGTTCTTTCTGTATGCCTAATGCATCCAAGTAGTTTACCTCAAGTTTTTTTCTAGCTGCTGCCATTGCCCTAGCTGCCTCACGTTCTGCTTTTTCCTGAGCCTTACGTTGTTGACCTGCCTGAGCAAATGACATACCTGTTCCTATTGCCGATAATCCTAAACCAATTGCCGTAGCTATTCCTGCCATAATTTTTCTTTTTTATTATATTCTTCCATTGTCATTGAAAAAAAATTATCTTCTATTGCTTTCATATCTTTAGTGTCAGATGGATTAGCTATTACATTTATCCAAACACAATCCTCTAGACATTTAATTAATCTTTTAGTTCCCTTCAAAGAGTATGACCAACAAGGAGCTATATGTTCTACAATTTCATTTTCATTTTCTACTACAACTTTTCCAGACAATAAGAACCAAAAATGATTTGTATGGTGTATGGCACTTATTACTATAGTACCTGCTTTCATTTTCATCTGACGCATATATAATCCATCAGTAAAGTTGTTTGTTATTGGAAACTCTTCATTGTTAACTAAATTTTTACCATCTCCATATGTCCCTTCTGCATTACTTTCTATAATTACATTTTGTAATCCTTCTAATTTTTTTATAAAATTAACTGATAACTCACTATTCATTTACTTCAAAGATACTAATTTTAAGGAAATGATTTCATCACCTCCGATTCGACTGCAAACAACTCAACTGCACCTGTATTGTTATTGGTTAAGGTAAACACTGCATAGTGACCTAATATACCATGAGACTCTGCAGTACCGTTCTTTATAAAGAAATAATATACTGGTGTTGTTGGTGGAATGCTACCTAAAGGATTTCCTGCACCATCAGTAATAGTGGTGTCAACGATTAAATAATTTTCTCCGTTAACTATATCTTCAACCTTATTAATTACTTTACCTATTAATGTAATTACACCACTAACATTGGTATACAACAAGTCACCTATACTTATAATTGTACCTATACTAACAAGTGGGTTTACACTAAAATAAACAAGGACCTGTGCAGGATTGCTTATGTTAGCAAAAATGTTGTTACCAATTCCATTGGCAGACCTTAAAGGGTACTGTGTTACACTTGCAGGCTCTGAACTTGATGCCCTAAGATATCCAAAGTATCCACCCTCTTTTAAAACAAACTCATCAGCTTGAATAAAATTACCCAACTGTTGGTCACTATCTACAGTAGCACTCCAAGAATCATCAGACTCTAGTGCTAGTGTTTTAAATATTTTATTTGCTAAAGGCTCTTCATTAAATACAGAAGTCATTATTGATGCGTAGTCTATTCCATAATAGTTATTTCTTCTTTCATTGGTATTATGTCTATACAGATTACCCTCTTTAAAGGTGTAGAAATAATTGTTCATACCAATCATCCAATCAGGGAAAAACGTGTAAAAAGATGGAAAACCTTTAACGCCATCGTCATATGTAAGTGTGTAAATAGATGTTTCATTAACTTGAACCCCACCTGTTCTGTCAAATTGCTCCTCGTAACATCCATTCTTTGTAACGTATATTTTATCGCCAACAATTAATGGCTGAAAGTAATCGTAAGGAGCAGTAGAAACAGGTTCTGCAAAAGAATAAAACACAGACCCATCTAAGTTTAAAACAATATTTTGATAAGAATCTACTCCGTTATAAGAGGTAAAATCTCCCTGTATATATATTTTATTATCCCATATTATTGTAGATAAATAAGTATTAGCATTAAAGCCTGTTCCAAAATTAGCAGAAGTATCTATAGAACCATCTTCATTTAATTTTATAATATAATTTGCTGAAATACCATTATAGGAAGTGAAATGACCTGTTACATAAAAAGATGTTTCATTTGAATATCTAATAAAGTAATTAGGATTACTGGCAAGGTATGGATTAAACCCAGTGCCACCGTTAAACGAAGGGTCTAATGATCCTGTAGACGTAAGTTTAGTTATTCCAGGAGAGACAGGTGTTCCATTAAATGTATTCCAATACCCTAAACAAAACATTGAGTTGTCAGGGTTTATTAAGACATCAGTACCTGTATTGCTTCCACCTGAAAACCCTGAACCAATTACAAAGCTAGGGTCTATTGTTCCATCAGACAACAATCTAGCAATACGACTAGATGGTGTGCCATTAAAATTATCAAACAATCCTGTAATAACTATTGACCCATTAGAGTCTACTTTAGAGCCTTGAGTAAAATTATTAAATCCTGTTCCAATATTTTGAGAAAAAGCCAAGTCTATAGAACCATCAGCGTTTAATCTTGTTACTCTATTTTGAGAAACTCCATCAAAGGAAGTAAAAAATCCTGTACATATTATTTTACCATCATCCTGTTTTGTGATACTCTCTCCTACATATAGAATTTGATTAAACCCAGTCCCAATATTAAAATCAGTATCAACACTTAAATCTTCATTTAATTTTATTAATCCAGAATATGGATAATCAGTTTCTCCATCTGTGAAAGTATTAAAAGCTCCATAATAATATGTGGTATTATTTTCATATATGATATCTAACATGTAGAAATCTACTGGTAACCATCCGTAACATAAATTTTCTGTTGCCATATTCTATTTTATTGTGGTTGACACGTTCCTGCTATACACTGTGAAATATCAACTATTTGTCCACTTAATATTTCAAATACTCTAAACGTTCCTGTGCCTGTATTTGTACTTGTTTCTGCATAAGCATAAAAACCATCACTTAGCCCAACGCCACCAACCTGAACTACGTCACCTATTGTTAATGTGAAATAATCATTACCACTTACTGCAGTTGCACTTATATTTATATCATAATTATTGTTACAGTAAACATTACAAGTTGTTCTATTCGCTGAAATAAAGAAATCTCCTGAACACACTGGACCTGTTGTTAATGCACCTAAAACACTTAAAGCCTGTTCCCTGTAATCAGAATCAAAAGGCTCTCTGTAAAACCCATCAACTGCAGGAACACTTAATAACATGTCTTGATATATTGCAGTTCCTGTGCTAAAAACTTCTCCAAGTGCCATATAAACTGAAACACTTGACCCACCAATACAGAATAAATCTGAGGCAGAGTTGCTATTAAACTGTAGACTAACTAAATTTTCATCACAATTACCACATGTTTGTGGAGCTTCTAATTTACAATTTGTTAATTTTCTTGAAACTACTCCATCAGAATACCATCCATCAGGTGCACAAATTGTTTGATTAAAATCAGTAAAGACTTTTGTTGCAGTTGATAAATTCGATCCATTCAAATAATAATTTCCTAAAGTAGCCATATTAATTCTTTACTGTAAAATTTAATAACGTTAATATAAATTTCTTTTTTAAAATATCAATATGAATTTTAATAAAACTTATTTTTCCTAACCTTAAATTAAGATCAATTATATCCCACTTTTTTGCGTTTGATTTCCAACTATTTATATATTTCATAATTACTTATTTAACAGTTACACGTTTGACTATATATTGTTATTTCAGGGTCTCTGCTTACGATTGATTTAATACAACTTGAATAGGCTGAGAATGGAAGCATAAGTTGTGTAACAGTTGTTCCTGTACAATTAACTACGGTTACTGAACCATTTACGCTTGTGTTGTTTTCAAATTGTATAAAATTACATTCATTATCGCAACTGTCTCCACTTATAGATGAGATAATTATGTCTGGTGTTGCGAAAGTATAACCTGTAACTTTCCATAAACATCCTACGCCTGAAACATTAACAGTTGTGTTTAAAGCCAATTGAGTCGGATAACTTCCCACTAAAGTTTCTCCTGTGACACAGTCTTCAATAACATGATTTTGCACTGGACAATCGCATGACTGCCAAACTATGCTAAAATTAGCAGACTGGTCTATCGCCTGAGCCGTACATACTTGTATTGTTTCTAGTTCACCTATTACTACATTAGTGTCTTTAATCCCACCGCAGTCTCTATAAGTAAAAGTTTGTGGTCCAGGACCTGCTCCTGTAACATTATAATAATTACAAACATCACTGCAGTCTGCTACAGGATTTAAAGATGTTACATTTGTTGTCACGCTTCCTGAAACAAATGCTACTACTTCGTATACACATGAGTCTGTGTTTACACTTACTAAATCACCTATTGTATAGCCTGCATTTGTTGCGTATTCTGTATTACCACTTAACACACTCCAATCTAAAACACATCTTTCTAATTGAACTAAATTTGCTATGTTACATTCACAATTACTCAAGGTAATGGTAACATTTGCAGGAATAGGATCAATTGATCTTGCACATATTGCTTGATTTGTGTCTTGTAATAAACTTACGGTTTGAGGTAAGAAATCACAATCAACATAATCAATGTCTGTAGTGCCTGGGTTTGTGCTAATTAAATTATATTCTTGACAGAAATTATCACAATCTGTTCCTAAAGTAAGAGCTGAAACTGTGTCAGTAACCTCATCAGTAGACGAGTCAGTTATTTCAAAGTAACAATCAGGTAGTCCTGCTAATTGTACAAATTGACCTACGGTATAAGGACCTTGAATTACTTCGGTATTTACAACGCCATCTAGTCTACACTGTGTTGCAATAAATTTAGCTGCATCAGCACATCCACAACACGCATCAAAAGCACTTAGGGTTGAATAACACAACTCTGCTAACACAGGCTCTCTGTAATCATATATTAAATAAAGCTTATCAAAATCATTACCAGAAGGCATTATAAATTGCGACAAGTAGGTTGAGGTTGCTCCTGAAGCATCCAAAATACCTTGTGTTGATGCATTGATTAAATCTTGTATCGATGCAGGAGTATCAACATATAGTGTGCTGCTTCTTAAATACTTAAAGTTCATTGGTGGATTTGCAAAAACAAAGTCATCAGTTGGTAGTATCTTTTTTGAAATTATTGATACAATTGCACCATCTGCAGGAATAATCCCTGCTCCCTGTGGTCCTGAAACTGAACTGTATTGAGATATCAGTGGTGATGTGTTAGAAGATTTTAACTTCACCTGTTCTTGGTGTAATGGAGAAACAAATACTCCATCAATCCATCGGTATTGATTATGTATAGATTGTCCTGCATCTACTTTATCTGACACACATACTTGTATTATCTCAATAGTATCAGGTATAGGACAGTTTACAATAAATTCTACATCAGCATTTAATGTGCCTGAAAAAGTTAACTCAACAGTATCTGTTAATACCTTGTCTTTATCAAAAGTTAATGTGTTTAAACCTGTGTTTAAATTAATCAAAGACGTATTGCCATCATAAATAGAAGTTAGTGTAAAAGGTCCATTTGATAAATTACTAACAGTAACATCAATATTTACATCTCCTACTAGCTGCCCTAAGTTGAAACAAAAAACTCTAGAAACCTGACTATATACAAATACTTTTGTAACACCACAATCTATACATGGGTCTTCAATAGGCAATAAATCATCATTAGTGCTAAAAACATATTCATCCATGTAAGGGTCATATCCACCAAGTTTTTGTGTGTTAGGAGCTGCAATAAATCTATCTCTAAACCATGAACGCATTCCTGCTTCAGATATAACTGTAAGTTGCTCATTACTGTAAGCACTACCTTTTAATTGAATTAATACGCCACGTTTTTGATCAGAAAAGTATTTATCGTATCCATACACTGCAAAACTTTCTGGATTAAAACTTATACCAAACTCTTCAAGTCTTGCTATCTGAGTTCCAAGAACTTCAGGCACAGAGGTTATAGCTCCTCCAACTGCTGAGTCAGATAATAAATTTTTACCTGCCAATACGTATGATATCTTATCTTCTTGAAGAGTAAGTATGTCGGTGCTTCTAGCAAATAATTTTTGTATAGGACCAAATGATTCTTCTAATTTTTTAAAGTTTAGTAATCCTAAATTAAATTCATTTAGCTTATTTACATTACTCTCATCGTTGTATATTCCACTATAACTAATGTCTGCAAACCTGTCTGCTTGTCTGTAGTCTTCTGCAGATGTAGTTGTAAATCTATTACCTAAAACTAATGGCTTACCAACTAAAGAGTCTCTTATCTTATAACTTTCTACACCATTACCAAATGCAAAACAATTAAAGAACGATGTGTTTATAATTGCAGACTGATTTAATGTTTGAGATTGTACGTTTCCTAAATGAACATTTTCAACCGATGTTGTAAGAATTGTTATGTTTGCAGGGTCATCAGGTGGCGTAGATGATGATGTAGCCATAGAGTTACAATCACCGTTTATATTTGACATTGATTCTCCTGGCTCTAAAATAATTTGTTCTTGAAACCCATTTAGCGTATACTCAAATGCTATTGGATTTGTTTCTGAAGAAGAAACACTTAAATCAAACAAACAACCTTCTTTTACAATGTCAAAAGTTTCCGAACCTTCATACCATACGTCAGGTTGTGCATCTGTTGGAAATGTTTCAAATACAATAGTGCTCTCTGCTCTAAATATTTGAAAAGTAATATTTACTGTAGACCTTCTTTTTTTCGTTGATCCACAGGTTTTAGTTCCTGAGACAATGAATTGTATTTCATTTGAGCCAGGGTCTTTAAACCATCTGTAATAGTTTGTGCACACACTTGGTGTAATTCCCCAAGGTGCAGATACACTACCAAAAGAAGTAGCAGTGCTATTAATGTATTCATTATCAACATCACAACCAGTACCACCAACTTCCTGTTGTCCTGTGTTTAATATTGCCTGTACATTATCACCATTAAACCAATCTATAATATCGTCATAATCTTGAGACGAAGTTAATGCAACATTTAATCTATATTTTCTACGTTCACATCTATTGTTACCCTTTTGAGGACCTCTTCTGACAAACTCAAAATCTAATTTAATCCTACTTCCTGCAGGAATTGTATAATTTATAAAATTACCTGTACCATCGTTTTCACCAAAACCTTGGTAATTAACAAACGGATACTCTAAATACGGAATATTTGACGAGGTATTCGTTGCAGTATCAGATTGTCTCCCTGGCAAAATAAATGGATTATCACCTAACGCAACAGAAAAATCTTGAGCTTTCATTTTCATGTAAGTACCTGCAGGAACAATAATCTCTTCACCTTCAGCATCAGTTGGAGGTGGTTGTATAAACTCAGACTCTTTAGCTTCTTTTTCTAAAACAGTAGCATAAGCACATCTAAGTAATGATCCTTGGGTATCAAGCTTTACAATATACCTATCCCCTACCTCTACTTTCCTTTGGTTTTCACCCTCTAATAAAAAATAAGTTTCAGCCGTAGAAGGGTCTTGAAAAAATATATTTGTATAGATTGTTTCATATCCTTCAGCACTAGGCTTTATTGCAAACTTATATTTTGTTGCCCAGTATGGAGGTCTTTGTTGTGTAGGTATAGTTACTCGAATAGAATTTTTTTGGTCTGAAAAACCACAAGGTACATGTTCAGAATTTAATGGACTTACTAAAGCAGTAGATGCCCTATTATATTCATCCATGTAAATTATACCTATCTCATAATCTCTATTACTATGAAGACTTTTAGTGTCAGATATTTTTTGGTAAGTAACTTCAGCAAAATTCCATCCATAGTATTCGTAAGCATTTTGAGTTGGAGCAGCAACATCGTCTACTCTACGCATGGCTATTAATTCAAATCCAATAGTGTTTGACCCTACAGAAGTAACAATACCTACTGGTTGATTAGCTGAAGATATTCCACTTTCAAATTTTGTCCAACTTGTTGGTTGTGAAGCATCCAATATATTAGGAATGTTACAGTTTATTATATCTGTTAAGCTTTGTCCTTCACAAGAGGTTTCTATTAATGGGTCTGAGTCATATACTGGTTTTAAAGTACCAACACCTACTTTTTCTTGAAAGTCTAAACTTGTGGCTAAATCATATACACTGTTAAAATCTTGTGGTAATACATAACTCCACTCAATATTTGTTTGTGGAGTTGTTTCTGTAGGAGTGTTACCTTGAAAATCTCTATGAATAAAAGAAGCATCAATAGATATTAATGAACCTGCTACTAACTCTACGTCTTCTAGGTCTATAACAAGACCACCATCTACTATGTTTACGGTTGCACCAAAAGTATAAGATGCGTTATCTGTAGAATCTTCAATTGACTCTAAACCTATAAGTTCAGAAATTAGTTCTGTTTCAAACTCAAACCTTACAGGTGAGTCATTAATATCAACTAAGTTATAGTTTTCAATGTAGTTTCCATACATCAACCTATTACCCATTAAAGTTTGAGATTTTGCAAACAAAGGAACATTGTCATATAATCTTAACAACTCAGACTCTGGAAGTATTGTAAATATTTTACTATTCCTAAACGTAAAAGTATAATCAGTGTTGTCTGCTAATCCTAAATCAGATTTTTTAATTTTTTCTATAACCTTAATTATAGTACCATCGCTATCTTTAAACAACAGATCTATAGCAGTAACTAAAGGTCCTCCTGAATTATATGTAATAATAGCAGTATTAAACCTATTTACTACACCTTCATTTAAATAAGACTCTGAACTAAAATTAAAAGGACTTGTATTAAAAGCTGCGTCTGAAAACTGAGATGTTGCTGAATATTCATCGTCTTGATATTCGTATCTATAAGCAAATGAAATAAATCTTTCATCTAAATAATTTTCATCTCCACCAGTTGTTGAGTTTAGTTCTATTGTTGGTGCACTATGAGGTGGCTTTTTAATGACTAGAAACGACTCTTCAAGCAAGGCTGCATTACCATTTCCATCTACTCTTGGAGAACCACTGGGAATTGGGTAACTACGATTTGTGTTTATAAATCTTGGTGCATTATAATTATCTGTCCAAAATAATAAGCCATCAATTAAATCAATCCCTGTAATAAGATATTTTTCATTTAGGTTTAAAACAGTCTCTGTAGGATTAATTCCACCTTTAGAAACACTAATAACATGGTATATTGTATCGTTGGTTACTGTATTAAAAGAAATAATTAAATCTATTTTTCCTGTAGGACTGTTCCCTAAAAACGTAGGGTCATGAACCCACCAATAAATAGTTTCATTTGCTCCATCATCATATGCTCCAATGCACTTAGCGTTTCCACTTAGGCTTTCCCCTTCATAAGATAATGCTGCAATTAAAGTATTACCTTTAGAATTTTCAACTGCACCAACTTCTGTTGACTCAGATGATCCTAATCTAACATTTACTGCATCAATATATTGTCCGTTAGGAACGAGTCTCTCGTCAACGGATTTATTCATTTTACCTGCTATAAAGTTTCTTTGGAATGTAGCCATATTATTTTATCCACTTGTCTCGACCTCTCAGATTCATTAATAATCTTCCTGGGTGTATATTGCTTAATCTTATTTTTGCGTTTCTAAGAAGTGCTGATTTAGCTTTTCTAGCTCTATTAACAACATACTCTTGGACACCTAATTTACTATTTAATATTTGATAACTAATATATGCATAAACATAATCTTCAAATAATTTGTTTACGGTTACTTGTGTATCGTCTCCATTTTCCATTCCATCAGAAATATATTCTAATATGCAACTATTGTCTGCCATAGTTGAATCAAAGTTTATAACGCCTGATTTTTTATCTATCCTAAAAGTAGGATTAGCATTTGCAGTTTCTGTGTTAAGACCATATCTAGCACCTACTGCAAAATCAAAATACCAACACCCCTCATATTCGTAGCCTAATAATCCATCATAAGGACTTAATCTGTTTAAATATATACTTGGCTTTTGACCTGTTATCCTGTCAAAGTCTAATGGAGAATACTCAGGTTGTAAGGCTTTACCATCTTGATCAAAAAGTATTCTTGCGTCATTAGCCTGTAAATAAGCTTTAGCAGAATTTACTTGAACATTTTCTACCATAGGTCTTATGACACCATCCTGGTAGTAAGATATTCTTACCCAATTTACATAATCTGAAGGTAAAACAAATCTTAACTCTTCAGAAACAGTTAACTGTAAAACCTTAACTTCTTTAAAAGCATCGTAGTTTAATTCTTGAATTGCTCTTTTAGCATGAAAAAGTATCTTATATCTTTCCTCATTGTTTATTAAAGAGTGGTTACCAGAATACATTAACTGATAGTTTACAACTATATCTTTTAATGACACGTATTGGTACGAACCCCAATTAGCATCTTCAGGAGCATTACCTCCATTTTCGTAATATTCGTATTGGCTGATGTATGACATAATTATTTTTCACTATTAATTTCAGTAGCTTCTTCAGCTCCTGCATATTGAACAACTGATGCCTCTCTAATTGAAACTCCTGCGTATTGTAATATTTTCATTGTTAAATCCGTTGCATCGTCTGGAAACAGTTCAAAGTCTTGATAGTCAGGTTGTGTTTGGTCAAATACAGGTTCATTGTTTGTTCCTAAATCTACATAAGTCCATTTTGGAGCTTTAGGATAACGTATGTACTGACAATTAACAGTTGGTAATGTGGCAGGTGCTGGATAAATTGTAGCAACACTACCCTCTGTTGTGTATACAGGAAACATTGTAGATGGTGCAGTTAAAGGAGAAGAATTAAGTAATAGTATTTTACTTTGTTCAATTCTTTCCAACTCTGTACTACCTGTAAATATTTTATTAATTAAATAATAATCACTACCTGTTGTGGAAATTGATGGCAGAAAAAATTTATCTAAATTTGCTGCAACCTGAGATAGAGCAGTCGTTACAGAAAAAAAGTCAATAACTTCTACGTATCCTTTTTTTATGTCAGCATAACCTGTTCCAGATGTTCTTTGGTTTTCTTTGTTTACTTGATAGTTATATGCGTAAAAATAATCCTCAAACAAATCCATTTGAGCTTGTTGTGCATATAGATTAAAATCTTGTGGAGAGATGTATCCGTAGTTGTTTTTATTTAATACGGCTAAAACCGTATTTCTAATATCGTTTATCATCCTGACTATTATTTACACAAAGATAATCAAAAAAAAAAGAGGTCTTAAAATAGACCTCCCTCCAAATATTTTTTTAATCCAATAGTTGTTCTAGATGTTTTAATGCATCTATTCCATCATCAGATTGGAAATAGGATGATACTATGTAAATTGGGTCTTCTCCAAAAGGAATAGTACAAAGTCTTGTTTTGTTTGCTTTGGTGTTGAACCAAACTTCTTTGTTTTTATTTCTGTATTTAATAAGACCTTCTTCAAAGCATTTATGCACCGTTGCTTGTAACTTTAATACTGGATCATTTACAATAGACATAAACTCTTGAGGCTCTCTTTTAGCATAAACTAAAATATCTCTCTTCATTTCATCTGTACTTATCCTTGATGGGTCTTTTGAAAACAATACTCTTGTTAAGGTTTCTAGTTGTGCTATTGATAAAGAACGTGCCTCTATCATTGCATCAAGCTCTATGTTAATAGTTTCAACAATTTCTTGAGCATCTTTCGCTTTGTCTAATTCTTTAAACTTAACGCCATTATGTGGGTGTACATCTAAAAACTTTTGTAATACCTGGTTAGATTTTGGTACTCTTAAAAAACCATCTTCAAAAACAATAGGCTCAATAATTGCATTTTTATCTTGTTCATCTACGAATGGTGATTTTTGATTTCGAGCATAACGTAGTTCTCTGTTTACTCCTGTCTCTGGGTCTACCCAAAGTAATGGAAATCTTCTAGTGTGTCTTGTTGCAAGCATGAAAGATAAAGGTGCTGCATTCCTTGTTAACTTGTAGACTTTGTCTACTCTTTGTGCTGTAGTTTTCATTTGATATAATTTAATTTAATTTATAAAAAAGGAGTCTCTTTGAGGAGACTCCTTTTCTTTGATTAGTGTTCTTAGTCTTGGAAGATAAAGAAGTTGTTTGCACCTAAAGTACAAACTGCTCTTTCACTCAAGAAGTTTACTTCCATCGCATCTAAGTCAGATGTTTTTGCACCACCTGCTGAACCAGTGATCCAAGTTTTGTAACGTCTGTCTTCAGTTTCTGAAGCTCTGTATCGAACATGTAAGAATGGTCTCTTAGCGTTCTTTCCAAGGATTTGGTCATAAACAGTTGTAGACCCTGCAGGTACTAACAATCCGTTAATGCTTCCAGTCCCATCAACTCCACCACGCATTGTTGGGTCGTTTAGGTATTTCCAATCAGACTTGTAAAAGTCATAACCTCTACGGAATCCTGTGAATCCTAGGTTAAGTGCCATCTCTTCATCATTGTCAAAAAGACCATAAGAAGTTCCACCTGCTCCGTAAGAATTTTGAGCAGCTAACATATCATCGATGTCAAATCCAAAGTCTCTGTTTAAGAAAATTACATTTTCTTCAATAGAACCTTGCTTATCTAAACGTGAAATGATCGCATCAAAATCTGCTAAAGCATTAGGGTTTCCACCTGCCCATACATTTCCTCTTTGTTGTACTACATAGAATACACCTTCAGACCCCTTGTTTCCAACTTGGTCAGATGTAGTTTGTGTTACAACACCAGAACCTGCTTCAGCAGGAACTGCTTCAATCATTGCAGTTTCTAAATAGTCATCGTAACGTAAACGAGTTTCGTGCTCAGACTTCAAGTACCATAAGTAACCTGAAGCTCCGTTCTCAGTAGTAACCTCAATCCATCCAATTTGAGCCATATCAGAACCTGATACTGCGTACTTATCTTTGATGATAATTGGAGAGTTCTCGAAAATGAAATCGTCAGATTCTAATGAACCTTGCATTCCATTTGTTCCTTTCTTAAATTCAGAACCATAAATGAAAATACTTGCATCAGCATTTCCTAATCCTGAACCACCTGTGTAACCTGCAGCATCATAGAATGCAACAGTGAATTGGTTGTTTGCAAGGTCAACTGCTATAACAATAGCTTTGAACTCACCTGAACCATCGTTGTTTACAACAACAACTGTCTGACCAACTCTAATTGCAATCTGAACTGTTGCACCAGAACCTGGTTGAACAGTTGAGCCTGCAGGGTTAAGTACGTCATTCACTTGAAAAATTGCTTCTCCACCTGCTACTACTGCAGCAGTACCACAATCAACATACTTGGTGTGAAGTCTTCCTTGCTCTGCCCATTTGATAAGGTCTGAGTTAGAAGGCATCTCTGCTCCTACCATTCTAATGAATGAGGAGATTGTTCGGTTACCATATCTTTCGAATTCTTTTTCGTAAGTGTCTGGTAAATACTGATTCAAAAAGTTGAAGTCAGTAATATAATTTGAAGCCAAAGGCGTTTGATGCGAGCTAGGCTGCAAATCAAAACCTGGCGTAGCTTGGACTGATCCTGCCATAATTTTATTAGTTTTTTAAATTAATTATTTTTTTTTAATACTTCTAATTTTAAGTCCCTTACCACTATCTGTGCTTAGAGACTTAAACTGTGTTCCTCCTTTACTTGTTACTTCAGGTGTTCTACGTTCCGACATATTAATATTCTTTGTCTTACGCATTACATCCTCAGTGGCATTAGCCTTACCTTGCTCATAAAAGAACTTAGCAAACTTTTCAGGATTCTGTGCAATTGCTACACTCCTATGAAAACCTTTAGAATCTTTTAAAAGACCACTATCATCTAAATACTTGGTTGCCCAACTACCTGGATTTAATGCACTCTTTTTTAAATCTTCTAAACTACCTGGAGAATACGTTATGGTTTCTTCACCTATATTGAACTCAAAACCTTTGAACTCAGGCGTAAACACTTCTAACGTCTTAGAGTCATACAACTCTTTCTTTCTAGCAGTCTCTTCTTCATAAGACTTCGCATCTGCGATGTATTGCTTATAGCCTTCCATTTCTTTGTCAGAAACATTTGAAGCTTGCGTTCCCCTTGACTCAAGTGGTTGCTTATACTTCTCTTGCATTCCTTTAAAGTAATCTTTTGCTTTAGCAATAGCTTTTTTCTTCTTTAACTTAATTTTCTTTATGTCACCCTCATCATCTAAATCTTCATCAAAAGAATAATCATCCATTAAGGTTTCAATATCCTCTTCATCAAGACCATCTTCAGTAGCACGTAAATAATCTTTAAGTAAAGAATCAGGATTAGATTCATCAAAGTCTTTTTGTAACTCCACAAAATCTTTAATACCTCTACCTGTATCTTTTTTATATTTAAAGTAAGCAGCGACATCTTCAGGTAATTCTTCCTGAGTTTCTCGCTGACTCATTAACTCATCAAATGAATTAATTTCTTTATTATATCTTTTTCCAATATATGAAAGAACGTCTTTCTCGTTTAATTCAGCTTTAGGCTCTTCAGCTTTAGGCTCTTCAGCTTTAGGTTGGTCATCATTATTTTTTTCTTCATGCTTATCTAAAAGCTCTTGTTCTACCTGTTGTACTGATTTTTCTTCACCTACTGTTACTTCTTTTACTTTGAATTCCATATGATTAAATTTAATTATTACAAATATAAGAAAAAAATAATACCGTTTTTAGACATTATCTAGGATCAAACTCAGCTAAATCAAAGCCATCAAGACTGTCTTCATTTGACTCAAAGTTTACTGGTGGTAAATTATTTTTTCTTTGTTGTATTAGTTTTGATTGTTCAGTATTTGCCTGACTAATTCTTTTAGATTTAGCACCCTCTCTTTGAATTTCTCTGTTAGACAATGCTTCCGACTCCAGACCTCTTAACTGTAAATTGTAGTTAAACTCTTCCTGCATTAACTTACTTTTAAGCATAGCCTCATTGTTTTGCTTTTCTATCTCAAAAGCAATCTCAGCCTGTTTTAATTGCATTTTTCCTTGCATTTCAGCTTGTTGAGCTTGTATTGTCATTTGCTGCTTCATTTCTTGAGATTTTAATGCCTGTTGAGCCTGCATTGCTTGAGCCTGCATT